TGATGGCACGCAAACCTTCGATAGTCGTTTTGATTTCACTCATACCCGCTCATACCCTCTGCACCATGCTTGGTACTCTTGACCACGTGACTCTTCGAGCGCCTCGCGACGCTCAACGATTTGCGACCGAATTTCCGCTTCCGCAGCACCGAACGATGATCGAACTCGACTTCGGAACCAGCCCGGACCGGTGATGCGAAACGAATCCCGACACTCAACTTCGATCTCCCAGGTGTCGCCGTCGATCTCGCAACGATGAACACCCCTGGAAACTTGCAACCAATTGAAATTCAGCATGAAAAAACCCTCCGAGGATATAACGCCACCGACCGAAACTTTTGGCAACGTTGCCAAGAAAAAACCTAGAATGGAACCGATGGATCCAGCAACGCTTCGCGATTTCGTCTGTCTCGCTTGATTTTGTTTAGCTTAGCCATTCGGTCCAGGTAGTTCTTTGGGAACCGGATTTCAACGTAATCCAACCCGTGGAAAACCTTGCTTTGCGTAGCAACTTCGATCGCTTCCGAAGTCGGAAACGTTTCAACCAGGAACGTGTGAATCCGTGTCGGCGTGACGCAATCGCCCTCGATTAGGAAACCGCCCCACACTTCGAACAATCCGCTTTTCGATGCATTAGCCATTTTTCTGATCCTTTCAGGTTTTGGGCATCACCCGATGCCCATGTAAACCAAGGCTGGATCCAGACAAAAACTAGGCGCAGCCACCCTGAAAAAAACCAGATTTCTGGCAACGTTGCCAAGAATACGCGAAAAACGCAGGAAAAACGCGGTGTTACTTTTTTACAATTCGCGACCGACCAACGCACAAAGTACGCTGCAATTGCACGCGACGGGTCATTTGTCCGAGCCGGTAAGCACGCTCATTGGCAGTCGTCGTCCGAAGTGAATTGTAAACCCAGGCTGGCATTGCCGCGTTGTAGCCCTGCCAGAACCACTCTTCCAATCGGTCCAACCCAGCATTGGTCAGATCGCATCCGGCGATCGATTCGATTTCAGCGATCCTCTCGCGGATAAATGCTCGGTCCATTACTTCGCCATCCGTTTTAGGTAGTCAGCGATTCGGAACAAAACGACAGTGCATTCTAGCACGATCCTGACCACCATAGTCGCAAAAACATAGCCGACCAGGATGCATACCACGATGCCCACCAATTGAGCCCAGGATGCACCCATCGACCGCACTCGAACGCTAAGCCCGATAGCTACCAAAGCGATCGCAGCAAACCCGACAACGAGCCACGTAGCCCACAACAGAGAAACGAACGTCGGTGTGATCGCACCGCGAAACTCCAGATCCAGGAAACCAACCCGAGCAACCGGTTCTGATTTTCTCGGTTTGTACTCCCACGCCGGACTCGCAGGAATGTTACAAAAATCCAGAGCCTGCGATTCCTCATACGAACTCGATCCCTCCGGAAACCGCAGCCCGAGGACACGGTCAGCCCTCGCAGATTTTCCGCTGTTCGTCGACCAAAGCACTGTGTCTTTGACAACCAACCCCTGGTCAACCAACGCCTGTAATTCGTTGCCACCGACCGAATGCGACTGTCCCGTAATGTCCTCGAACTCCCACGCCATTGTTGCACCTCATCGAACAAGTAAACGAACCAAAACCACACAAATAGAACGCCACCGACCGACGTTTTTAAATTTGCGTTTCGGTGATTTCATGCATCCCATGCAACGCGTCGACCGACCGACACAACAGAGCAATCGCAGCCTCAAGGCTGTCCGGACCATCGTCGTACTGACCATAGGGGAATTGCTTTAATTGCTCTAGCAACAATTCGTTTGAAGCCGATCTTCGGAACCGAATGAGCCGCTGCTCGAACCACTTGCCGAGCCTTTCGATCCTCACATGCTTGTTGACGGTTTGGTTGACCAAAATCGGACGATCAGCGTTGTATCCAATGTCGCGACAAACGTCCCAATAGTCGTCGGCCAGCAAGTCCTGCCACGCGTTAGCCTCCAAACCAACGAACGCGGTGCGACGGTCCCGATTCCATTCCACGTAGGAACGAATCATTTTCGGTACCGGCATGCGATCGATCTGAGAATCCACCCAAAAGATGCCGTTTTGATACCCAACCCAAGTGATCGCTTGATAGTCGCCTTTTCTCGAGTTTTTGCCCTTCGACGGATCCAGGAACGCAGCCGAAAGATAGCATTCACGCGGGTCCGAAAACTCATCGTCCTCGGCCCAAATGTTCACGAAGTAGGACTCTGGCCAGTTGGCCATGCTCGAGCCTTTAGGGTTCCCTTGGTAGATCGAATGCCACCAGTGCCCGGCTTGCCGCCTTCGTCGCTCCATGACCTCTGCTGGCCATCGCTCTGGCCATAGGGCCTCACCCTCTGCGCGTCCGAGAGGATCCTTGACTTCGGTTCCCTCGCGGAGGGCCTGGAGGGTGATCGACCGAACCCGGATATCAAGCTCGTCTTTCCGTTTCTCGATGCGTCCGATTAAGTCGTCGCTGTTCCATTGAGTGCATAGGAGAACTACTTTGCCGCCCGGCTCTAGCCGTGTCCCCGACGTTGAAACAAACCAATCCCACTGATCGTCCCGCATTTTCTGGGAATAGCTCGATTTTGCATCTTTGAGATAGTCGTCGATGATTAGCAGATCGGCACCAAAACCCACGATCGAACCGCCGACCCCGGCTGCGTAGCATCCACCCTTGGCTCGCTCGATCTGCCAGTACTTTACCGATGAGTGTTTCGGATCGACCCCAGGCACTCCCATCATCGGCCCAAGCTCGTGCACTTTGTCCCGAACCCACCGGGAATGACTGCTTGCCAGCGTCGCAGTGTTGGTGCATATCATCACCCGTCGGTACGGATTCCGAAGCAGATACCAAGCCGGTGCCCATCGTGCTAAGTACTCCGATTTGCCATGACGTACCGGCATCTTGATGATCAGGCAGTCTAGGTTCGGATCGCTCAAGAGGTTCCGAAACTCGAAGTCTACCACTGCCAAATGCCGAGCACGTTTCCACTGACCGCTTGAGAATCGTTCTGCCATCAGCAAGGGACTTCGCATTGCCCTGGCATCCTCTAGAGCTCGCTCTGCTTCACTTGGGCTTACCCAGGCTGGCACGTTAAGCGTAGTCATCCGGTGCCCCCGGTAGAACCTTGATTTCTCTTAGGTCTAGGTCGTCTTGACTGGCAACGTTTCCACCTTCGATCATTGCAAGAATCTGATTCACCGTGATCGTCGTCCCGGCTTGGACTTGTTGCGGTAGCTCCTTTGGCCGTGTGTTAATCTGATCCATCGCCAAGAGTAAGCGGTTTGCCCAAAGCTTTTCTTTAGTCGGTGCCCCTGGGTCCATCGCTACCTTTGCGGCCTCGAATACCATTCGTTCCCGTAGCTCTGGTGTTATCGGCCAGCGTTCGTTTACGGACCTTAGCTCTAGCCGTAGATCCTTGATTCTCTTTACCTGCTCTCCCCTTCCCGCAGCTATAGCAAGCTCCTGATTGGCCTTGGTGAGTTCCGGCCAAAAAAAGGAATCGGGTTTTTGATCGCTGCCTGTCGCTTTCGGTACGGATTGTGACCCCGGCGTTACGCCTGTCGTTTTCCCTCCGCGATCCGGTGACTTCTTCTTTCCGGCGCGCTTGGTCATTTTGTAGCCTCTAATGAAGCGTTAATGTTTGATCGCCTTTTGTCCTGAAAGGCTTTCCCATCGTTTTACGATCACGTCGCAATAGCGAGGACTTAGTTCCATGCCGTAGCACACGCGACCTAGCTGGTGTGCTGCGATGAGGGTCGTTCCAGAACCTAAAAACGGGTCGTAGACGATCTGATCTGGTTCGGTGGAGTTGGCCATTAAATACGCGATCATTTTGACCGGTTTCATCGTAGGATGGTCTTCAGACCGGCTCGGCCTGTCGAACTCAAGAACCGTCGTTTGCTTTCGATCCGAGTGCCACGCATGTGCGGATCCAGCTTTCCATCCATACAAACAAGGTTCATGCTTCCATTGGTAGTCTTGGCGTCCTATCACCATGCAGTTTTTCAACCAGATCAGACATTGCCTTACAACTTCGCCGCAATCCTTTACCGCGCCACGAAAATTGTACCCCTCTGAGTCGGAATGAAAAATGTAAAAGCTCGCACCGGCTTTCATATTCGAAAACGCTAGACGAAAGCAAGCACAAAGAAATTCTCGAAAAGATGCGTCATCCATCGAATCGTTTGATACCTTGAGCGCGTCCTTAGTTTTTCCAGTGTAGTCGACGTTATACGGGGGATCGGTTATCAAACAATCGATTTTGGTATCCACTAGCAACCTTTCGACGCATTCTTGGCTGGTACTATCTCCGCACAAAAGACGATGATTTCCCAGCAACCACATATCCCCCGCATTCGTCATGCACTCAGAAGGTGTTGTTGGTATCTCGTCTTCATGCACATCCGGTTCGACTCGCACTGACACGGCATCAAGCATATCCTTTGCAAAATCACTGAGCGAATCAAAACCAAAGGAACAGTCTGCGATCAATTGTTCTAATGCGGTTGCATCTACGACCGCCAATTCGCTCGAGGCATCTAGAATGAGCAACGCCTTTTTTTCATCCTCTGGTGATAACTCGACATACTCTACGTCGACTAGCGTTTCCTCACCGAGCCCGAGAGCCTGCATGACCCGTTCATGGCCATCGACAATGTGACCAGTGGTTCGGTTTACCAGAACAGATTTGATGAAACCAAGCTCATCGATCGATGCAGCAACAACCTCGCGCTGCTTTTCCGGATGCTTGCGGTGATTGAATGGATTGGCCATCAATTGAGACGCAGCCACCTTTTCATGACCGACGATCTTTGACAGCCAACGCGACGGTTCGGTCTTCTTCTTTTTTGCCATGAGATACCCTGCAGAGCTTAGTGGAACCAACAGAGTACCAGCAAAGACAATCGAACGCAACGCAACACAAAAAAACGCAGCGTTACAATTTTCCGATGCGTTTAAGGTCTCGATGAACGATGTCCGGCATCCAGTTTTTGAGAAGCGGTTTGATTTGCTCGTGAGCAATTTCAATGGCCTGATCCTCTGGAACACCTTCGACCATGCAAATGGACTTACGTTCTAAGTAGATTTCAAGCTCGCCACTCATTACAACCCCGATTCAGTTTCTAGATCCCACGGACCGTAGTGCTCATAAGCACACATCTTGCCGATCGCTTCTTTGGCCGTGTACTCGATCACGTTGCCGATTTGATCGATGCCACTGAGCCGGTAGTAACGCTCCTTGGACATGACAACCACCTGACCGTTACTGATGTCCAGCACACGCTGGTCGTCGAACAGCAAAAACGCATGACCGAATCGCAGCCCCTTTACCTCCCCATTGCCGATCACCTCCGCATGGACCAATCGAACGTCTGGACGATCGATGATCCCACGCGAAGTGATGGCTAAAATCAATTTTGCAGCAGCCTCGTAACAATCACCCTTTGGATTATTCACCGACAGCCTCCTTCAGGATGGTCAGCCCACGTTTGATCATGGCCGATGCAGTCGTCATCGACACACCGAATGCCTCAGCGATCTCCAACAGGGTCGCGTCCTCGTAGAATCGCATTTTGACCGCATGCTCGATGTTAGGATCCATGGCAGCGAACGCAGCATGCAGCGATTCGATCTGCTCGGCTTTGACCAACTCACCTAGCGGATCGTGAATTGCCTCGTGCTTTGGATTTTCTCCTTCGACCACACGCAGGTGATCCCGCTTGGCATCCCGGAACGCTTTTCTTCGCGCAGATCTTGCCAGCCACACAGCCTTGGTTCGTTGCATGGCCGGTGTTTTTTTGGCAGCCTGAACGCCGCTGAGAATCGCGATCGCAGCATCCTGTAGGACATCCTCGACGTCCACCTTGGACTCAACCCCATTGAGGGTCGACTTGATGTAAATCTTTAAACAATCCAGAACTTCTAGCATTTCTACAAACCTTTCAAGAGACAACCGGGAACCTTCCCGTCACACATTCCACTTTAACCCATGGCCGAAAATAGTGTCCGGATGGGCGCAAACTAATCTGGAATTTTCGACAAAATTTCCAACCGCACCCCAGGATTGCCTCGCCGGATTTCAACTTCCACG